GGTGGATCGACTTATCCTACTAGTTCCTGGGCGAATAAAATCGCCTCGAAGCTAAAGGATTCCTCGGTCAACCTTGCCGTAATGGCAGCTGAGTACAAGGCGACGTCTGCTCTATTTTCCGATTATAGCCGGAGAATAGTAAGGGCTTCTCGCCTCCTTCTAGGGGGTCCGCGTAATGCGAACCGGATCATCCAGGTTTTAACTGGTGATCGTCCGAAGAAGGGGTGGCGTCAGAAGTTTTTCTCGGCTGATTCCCTCAAAGTTGCAGGGGATCATTGGCTAGCCTGGCAATACGGCGTGAGGCCGCTTGTCATGGACCTGTCGGGCAGCGTTGAGGAGTATTACAAATCTCGTTCAACAAAGCCCTTGATCCGCAGCTATACTATGACTCTCCCGAGTGATAGTGTTAGTGACGTCTTCTCCAATCCCACGGAGAAAATGTTGGACTGGTGCGAAATCGTCAAAAACGGTAACGTCACCTGTCATGCGGAATTCCAGGACGGCGGAGGTCAGTTCGACTCCGTTGCTATGCGTCTGGGCCTAACCAACCCGGCACTCGCTGTATGGGAGTTGATACCCTACAGCTTCGTCATCGATTGGTTTCTCAATGTTGGCGAATTCCTGAACTGCTCGGGGACCATCGTTGGTCTCAAGAGAGTCGGGATCCACGTAACCTCAACTTATCAGGTGAGATCACATCGAGCTTGGAGAGGTGCCTTAGCGACGAAACTCTCGATTGAGAAGAATAGACAATTCTATTCCAATCTTCCGGGAGTTACTCTGAACTTCGGCACCGGCTTAAGCTTAGTGCGTTCTCTCAGTGGGCTCGCCCTTATCAGGCAGCCCTTGAGTCAGTTGGAGTTACCATCCTTCCGGCGTAAGCCGTAACAATGCCTCACGGCATAGACTTAGGTAGAAAAGATGCAAAACGCAAACGTCGTCGTGAATAACGACGCAGCTGTGGCAAAGACGTTCACACCCGTGATCGTCGGTAGCGAACAGGTGGTATTTGAGGACCTCACGGCCTCAACTGTCTCCCAACGCAACCGCTTCGTGACGCGGCCTGGCCGTTACACGAAGACTCGACCGACCAACAAGCCGATGTTCGGCGTGGAGATCCCGGTCGTCCGCAGTATTAACGGTGTTTCCACCGTCGTCGGAACGATTCGCATCAATGCTGATGCGATCTACCCCATTGACGCCACCACGTCCGAAATCAAGGACGCTTACGCGTTCTTCTATAACGGTTTGAACAACGCAATCATCAAAGCGCAGCTGCGCGATCTTGATTACACGACTTGATCACGATGAGTGACACTGACCTTCATCAGTTGGTCGAACTCATCCGATATCTCGTCGATGTTGTTCTTGAGATTCTCGGATTTATCCGTGAATCTAATCGTTAAGAAGGATTTTGTCATGCGTCCTGTTAAGGTGCGTGGCTCTAGCGCGATGCTAGGGCGTCCAGGGTCTCAGACCGAGACCCTGCAGAGGTACACATATAGTCTCGAACGCCGTACGGCGCTAGAGATTTGTAAGGACTACAATACTCCTCGGAGTATGGCAGTCTGGTACCTCTTGTCTGAAGACTCTCCCGAGTCTGTAGGCCAGTTACTTAACCTCCCGCCTCCGATCCAGCGTCAAGCTGGACACCTTGTCCCCTCGCCTCGCGGCGTGGGTCGAGATCTCGTGCGTCGTGTCACCGCTTACCTCGATGAGGTTTGCATTGATGCGTTCGCTAGAGATTATTTGGTGTCTGAGGTGATGGTCAAGAACCCTGGTCTGAATTCAGGCATTGACAGAAGGGCGGCTGCTCTGAAGAAGTTCCTCGAGGCCGAAGAGGCTTGTGCACAAACCAATGATCGGTTATACCGACTCATCAACTGTGCCGATCATCCTTCCTTGGTCCTTATCGGATCAATGAAGAGAACGATCGCAAAAGTTTTGGGAAGGCTTTCATCTCGAAAGCTCCAAACTGCTGCAACCTTCTTCGGCTTCGGCCCAGGAGCGACTTCTGCTGTATCTGGGGCCGATGTTGTGCTCTCAAGAAAACATGCAGGTGAACTGCATTGCACGCCTAGACTGTACCCTTACGTGAATGCCCTTACCGGGCCCGTATGGGGCGCTTTCCCAAGCGCCGGCACCTTCGTCTTAGACGAAAGCCGTACTACGACCGTTCCGAAGAACGCCAAGACCGACCGCGTTATCGCGATCGAACCCCACCTGAACATTTATGTTCAGAAAGGGATCGGCCACGTAATTAGGTCTCAGTTGAAGCACTTCGGCATCGATTTGAGCACTCAGGCTTGGAATCAGGTCCTCGCGTCAAAAGCTCTTGAATGGGAGCTAGCGACAGTGGACCTTTCCAGCGCTTCCGATACGGTTAGCCACCGTCTCGTGAAGTTACTGCTCCCACCGGAGTGGTATCAGTTGCTCATGCTCTGTCGTACTGACTTCACAGTCGTCGACGGGCAGCGTGTGGCCCTT